AGTAGAGACATGAATGTCGCTAACACGAATACCATTGGATGGAATGTTAACTGAGTGCGTGGTAGATGCATTGAAATCAAGATCAAGCACAGTAGCTCCACCATTACCGTCGGTAATGGTAAGTCGGGGTGTGCCTGAAGCTGTTTTCAACTGTATCTGGCGGATACGTGCAGGACCAACACCAACAGAACCTGTAGCAGTAATGCGTTTTGATTTTACGTCAGAATCAGCCATCATTTACCCCCTTACGCTATTGTAGCGCCATTGTTTCCAACAACAACCCATCCTGCTGTGCCATAAACAAGAACTACACCATCTCCAACGTCATTGAAAGTGATTGTTGTGCCACCAGCAAGAGTTGTTGGTGTTAAAGTTCCATCGCCACCGTCAACGATCATAGTAATAATTTTTACTTGACCTGTAGAACCGTTAGCAAGTGTTAATGCATCTGCACCAGTTGTTGTTACTTCAGTAATTAAATCTGTAAGATTGACAGCCCCTGCACCACTTAAAGATTGCACTGAACCTGTAATAATATTGCTGTATGAAGTTCCTACAGTAATTGCACCTGTCGATGCATTTTTTGAGATTGATTCAAAACCGTTTTCTGATCTGACTGGTCCTGAAAAAGTTGTATTTGCCATTATAAACCTCCTAGGTTGTATAGACCGATTACATAGTCTCTATACCGTCTGACTAGCTCAGTCTATGTAATCTATTGTGCTAGTAATTATATTAGAGCATAAAAAAAGGGCGCAGTCAAAGACATACGCCCTTCTTATTTAGTTAATTATTTATTAAGCGCCAGATGTGCCGAATATACCTCTAGGATCTGAGAAACCAAATGAGTATCTCTCTCTAGCTTTATATCTTGCATTGCCTGTATCGAAATCACCCTCCATAGCTGTGCTCATTGGAGTTCTCACGAAATGCTTTAGACCATTTGGTGCATCAGTTTTAATGAAGAATGCATCTGTGTCAGTTAAGAAGTGATTTACTACATAACCTTCAGGAATCATTCCCATGTTTCTGATAGCATTGATGTCATTGTCTGATGTACCTACTCTTAAAGTAGAGTTCATTAATCTATCCGCAGTGAACTGTAGTTCTTTTGGAATAATTAATTTTCTACCTTGAGTAGCTATTTTTAGACCACGCTCATCAACAAACGCAGCAATGTCAATTAAAGATTGCTCAAGAGATGTTTCGTTTAAGTCAGCATCTGTTGATAATCTATTTGCCATTGTGCCACCAACTGCTAATGGATGTTGAGTGTTAATAAGTGAAACACCATCACCACCTGGGTTTGTACCTGCAGCACCAGCAGCAGCAAAAGCTGTGTTTAAAACATCAGCAGCTTTAACTTGCTTTGTGTTTGCCATTGATCTTGCAAGAGCTTTTGTATAACGAGAAGAAAGCTGATCGTAGAGATTATCTTCGATTGCTTCTTCTGTGATTGCAAAACCTAATGCAATTGTTTCGTGTGTGTAACGAGAAGTGTAAGCTTCGGTTGCTGTGTCATAAGAGATTGAACCTCCCTCTGACTTAGTTGGAGCAGATCCGAAACCTGATAGCATTACTTCTTCTTCGAACGCTCTGTCAGATGACTCCTGATCGAAGATTTCTGTATGCTCTTGCTCGTAACGTGAATATTCCATTCCAAACAGTGCATTTAGACCTGGTTCTAACTCTTTAACGAGTTGACTTCTAGATATAGCCATAATTTAACCTCCTATATGCCTGTTGTGTCTGTTAAGGAATGTAAGTTGATTTTAACAAGGATGTTAGCGTTTGCTGATGCAAAATCATCATTGTCTGGATCTGTTGAAAGACCTACAACCCTAAAGTTTGCTCCAGCGTTAGTAGTAAAAGAACTTCCATCGATCTTTACAGCTGAGATACCTGACTTGGTTGATCCTGCTGAGTAAGTTGCGATGTTAGCGTTTGTACCCACTTGAGCCTGTCCTGCATTTGCGTCATCACATTTGACTTCAAAAATTACATTTGGGTCATCGATAACGTATGCTTTGATGTCGTCTGCTGCTACACTGCCTGGATAATGATTGCTCCATGTTGGTTTCCCTGTTGTAGGATCCGTATATTCACAACCATTAAAAATTCCAATGACTTCAGCACCAGCAGTTGATCCGATGTCAATAGCGCCATTAGCGACTAAGATGACTGGATCTCCTTGATAGATTGCGGAACCTTCGTTATTTCCAATTACATACTCGGTTTGGCCTTGATTGTTATAACCACTACCAAGCATTTTTACTGGACGAAATCCGAAACCTGAGCTTTGATTTGCCATTTTATTACTCCTTTGTAATACATGTTGTTAGTTTGGTTAAAAACAAATGTGCCGACTACGACTTGTTTCCTTTACCAAAAGTTACATTGGTTCGCCTTTGGGGTTTGCTGATCGGCATCCGTGGATCCTCGATTTTCAATAGGTCACTGTCCATAGCCTCTTTTTGGCTTTCGGTTAACCCTTTAAAATAGTCATTGCGTTCTTCAACTAACTCTATTGGCATTCGAGCTAACAACAACCCTCCTACCCCTATTACACCAGCGTGCTTACCATCTTCAATGGTCGGAAGTTCCCAATCAGGATACTCGTCGGCTCGGACTAATTCCCAACCTTCTCGTAATTTTCCAGAGATATTTTTATAATCGTCAAAACCTCTGACTGAGTCCCTAATCCATCGATGTTTGTAACCATCTGGAGCTGGGGGTGCGTCTAATGATGAAGGTCTAGTCCAACCTTTTTTACGAGCTGTCTTTTCCCTAGTGTCACTAGATCTTAGCGTTTTATTTACCATATTGTCTCCAATCTATACATATTTTGCGTATTCTTCAAGGGGTACACCTAATTTTTTCGCAATTGCTACTTGACTAGGAGTTAGCTTTACCTTCTTCGAACCGCTTGTTTTTTGTGAACGAGATGCAGAAGCAACCACTTGTGGTGCTCTCTCTTTAGTTTCTCTGACTTCTTCTTCCTGTTTTTGCTCAAACTTATGAGGAAATTGATTTTTCATATACGAATTAATTTCTTCATAGTATTCATCACTTTTAGGATCATAACCTTCTCTTAAAAGTTTTTTGTGATGAGCTAAAGCAGTAAAAGTCATTGCTTCATCTTGACCGAACCATTTATTGTCTGAAGCCCATTGCTCGGCTCGTGGATCAGGTTGTCTTGGAACAGGTTGTTGTGGTTGAGTCTGTCGTTCAGCCATTAAACCTTCTTGCTGTTTTTGCAAGTTCTCTCTTTGTTGTTTAGAAGCAACTGCTCTTTCTTCTTCGATAGCTAACCTGGTTAAAGCTCTTTGAGCCTCGACTTGTGCATTGATATCATTGTTGTAAAGAGCGTCTTGATAAGCTTTTTTAGCTTGCTCAATTTGAGATTTAACTCTCGTCTCATATTCACTGATGTAGTTTTCATCTAAAGATTTAATCTTATTTTCGTAATCTTCATATTTTTTCTTTGCACTTTCTGCAAAACGAAGAGCTTCCTGTTCTCTTTGCTCAGTCTTCTCTATCCTGTCCAAAAGTTTTTTAATTCTTCTTTGAACATTTTTAGAATACTTATCTAAGCCATCATCTTTAGAATCGTCATCTTCAGTTTGTTCTTGTTTATCTTCAGTGGAAGCCTCTACTTTTTCTTCTTCAGCTTTATTCTCTTCAGTAGATTTATCTTCCTGTTGAAGTTCAACCTCTTGACCCTCTCCTGTAGTGTCAAGGTCTACCATTTTTTCTTCAGCCATAATTGTCTCCTTTAATAAAGGGTTAGTACATCTTTAGGATCTTTAAGTTTAGCTAATACTTCATCATCATTAAGAATACGGATTTCTCCACCTTCAATCTTAACTCTTGATCCTGCGTATCGAGCAAAAACTACCCAATCCCCTTTTTTACACCATGGGCCATTTGGAAATTTATCCTTATCAGCATAGGCATCTGATCCCATACTAAGTATTAAACCCACATTGGTGGTTAATTGCTGTTCTTCAACAGCCTTGTCTGTAAGATACAGACCTCCTTTGGTTTTATCTACCCCTTTATACGGTAGAACTACGATTCTCCATCCTGTCGCTTGAGGTATTCTTTCCATGGCAGGACCTTTATTCTCTTCTTTC